ATTGGTAAACAGTACCACCTGTAGCTTGTGCGCCTTCAAAGACTACATCAGCACCCAAAGCCGTTAAGACTTCAGTTGTTGTTATGTCCCATGATGGGCCACCATTGGCTTTGGTGTATGCACGAAATTCTGCTTCGTACATTACTTGCCCTGTTTGTGTTCGTATTTGCATTTTAATTACCTCAAGCAATTGCTAAAAACAAGAATGAGCCACCACTTGCATTGATAGCGGCTGGCGCAGTAGATGAAATCTCAAACCCTGCGCTGTATGTGTCGATGTAGTCGGTGTTGGTTACTTCAGCATCTGTATTGTTTAAGAGCAAGTAAGGGTCATTACCAGAAACGATGCCACGAACAGAATCCCATACGTACCAATCACCAGTTGAGTCTGTGCGCTTTATGAGAACAAACCTTGCCCCTGCTGTAAAACCACAATCAATTTGAAGTGTTGCTGCTGTTCCTGTGTATGAGCCTACTTTGCTAACACCAGCGCAGGTTGCAAAGAGATAAGCAATATAAGTTCCCGCACTAGCATTTGTTGTAGTGCTTGTACCAACGCTAAAAACAGAAGATGTTGGTGTTGTGCTGTTCCATCTGTCCGTTCCTGTATCCTTTGCTGCTGTACTATTTAAAACAAGATATTCTGAGTTCGCAAGCGAAGAAGAATAAACATTCCAACCAACTGCTGGGGATACATAACTTCTACGTTTAACAATCATTAACTCAGGAACTGCCGCCAAGTTATGCGTTATTGTTGTAGCACTTCCCGTCCCTGTATAGCAAACCTCATCCATGAAGGATGGGGCACGTTTGAAATTCCAGTAGATATAAGGAATACTTGAAGCGTTTATATGCTCACTAGGATCAGCACCAACAGAAAAACCATCCATGTTATAGCTAGTTAAAGAGTCTGAAGGTGAAGCTTCGTTAAGAGTAGCGGCAAAAGCTAAAGAGGTATTAGCGCCTCGCAAGCGATCAAAATTCCTACCATAGTTAGCGTCTTTTCTTCTTCCCCACACAGCATCAGGAGCAAACCCAACCCCTGTCACATTAGCCGTAGCACCAGTTCCTGTCCTCGCAATAGCGTTATAAACACTAGTCCCACTTGTAGGCACTTTCATTGGGCCACGGCGGATGGCTATGTAGATGAAATCAGCTGATGCACTAAATCCGCCAGAGCCAGAACCGTTTGCAACAAAACCTGTAGCGTTTGGCAATACTGGACTTGCTGACCAAGCCGTATATTCAGCATTGCTTAGGTTAGGAAAAAGTACGTTTGATGATGTTTGACCCAAACTCATGCCACGCATTACATCATTTAAAAGCCAATTTTGTGCGCCATCAGTTCTTTTAATCAGTACCCATTGAGGCTCGTACCCAAGGTTTACAGAAGCATTGCCACTACCATCAGTCGTAAACGACCCACACGAAATCACATTGTCCGTACCCGTCAGGCCAAAGCCTCCTGCGTCATGGGCGAAGATGTATGCAACATAAGTTCCAAGAGAAGAATTTACTCTGTAGGCTGAACTTACAGTAAAAGATGTGCTAGTAGGTGCAATATATGCAGGAGTTCCTCCAGCCCTTCCCCAAATATCTCCGTTGTCTGGAACTGTTGCGGCGGCGGTAGTAAATTTGATAACTCCGTTACCAGTATTACTATTAATGCTTCTATGCCAAATATACCAATCGTCTGAGGAGTCTGTTCTTTTAACAATAATCATCCCAGGTACAGAGCCAAGATTGTGACTAATTGAACGAGCATCTACATCATTGCCACTATAAGTCACAACATCAAAGAACTTTGGTTGCTTGCGGAATGTCCATGAGGCGTAAGTTGCACTTGAACTGTAGTTAGCGCAACCGCTAGATTGGTCGCCTCCAAGCGTAAAGCCATTTGAGTTAAATGATGAAATTGCCTGATTGGTTACAGTTGCACCAAGGTCAGCTTGAGCATTTGTTAAGTCAGAATAAATCTGGAATCTATTTCCACGAACTGTATCAATCAAACTGTTATTTAGTGCAAATGGTTGCGTTCTTGCCTTAGTCCAAACAAGACCGCCTTTACCCGCCAAGTCAATCCCGTTTGTAATTGTTTGGCTTGATGGGCCGTTGCCTGTATAAAGATAAGTGCTAAACACATCTTCAATGTAGTTAGGCACAACAGGTACGCCACCACCAAAGGCATCGTAACTAGCCGCACCAGAAGTTGCTTGTAATGGCATGGTTTAAGCCTTAAATTGTGTGTTGCTTGCCAAGACTGTAAAAGTCGCACTACCTGTTTTTATTACGAGGTAGCGGTAACTATCAATACCACTAGCATTACCCGCACTAGGCGCACCACCTAGCCAACGTGTCGTAACTCCTGATGTAGTGCCATCAACTTGCACAGCAGAATTGTAGTAAGCAGTAGCACCTTGAGTAACCAAGAAAGCCACAGTCATTGACTGACCTGTACTCATCAAAGTGTTCAATGAAGTACCGCTAGAGGCTCTGAAGTTAACTGTCCAGTTAGCACTTGCGTTACTTGTGTAATACAAGACAGACTGAGTTGTAATGTCGTAGTTAATCGTTCCAGTAGCCGCAGTAGCTGAAACAGTTGCTACCTCTGCCGCATCGTTTAGGACAATAGCAGTAGCTGATGATGAACCTGAGAAAGTCTTAGTAGCCGTGAATGTCTGTGCTGTGTTAAGGCTTGCAACATTGGTTAGCGTATTGTCAGCAAAGGTAATGGTTTTGTTTGTCAGGGTTTCAACGCCTGTCAAAGTAGCAAAGCCACTAGCAGTAAATGCCGCCTGAGTCCATGCCGATCCTGTCCACACATACAAAGTATTGACTGAATTGTTCCAGTACAAAGCACCTGTTAACAGAGCATTGCCATCGTTGTCAACACTAGGAGCAGAAGACTTAGAACCTAAGTATCTGTCATCAAAAGCATCGTATGAAGCTGCCGCATTGGTTTCACTTGTTGCCGCATTGCTTGCACTTGTAGAAGCGTTAGAGGCACTTGTTGCCGCATTTGAAGCACTGGTAGCCGCATTAGACGCAGAAGTAGCTGCCGCAGTAGTCGAACCAAAGATTGAATCTATCTCAGTTTTGGTATAAGCATTTGTAATGTTATAGCCCGCAATCGTTGTAGGATTAGTTCCTGCTGTGATACGTCCATACACATCGGCTGTAACAGACTGATAAGTTCCTGCTGAAACTCCAGAAGTTGCTAAGTCAATCTCATCTGCACCAACAACAAGACGGGTATTTGATGCTGACTGAACATTCAAAGTATTGCCAGATTTGACCATACCTGCACCAGCTGTAATCTGACCCGCACCTGAGAACTGCGCCCATGTAATCGATGTGCTTCCCAATGTCCCGCCCGCATCAATCGTGCAGATAAAGCCAGAGTCAGCGTTAACAGTGCCACTTTCAACAAAGGTAAAAGCCGCCACCAACTCAGCATAAGTGTCAGCATCAGTTGTGCGAGTCCAAGAACCTGAAGCAACCAAGTAAATACCATTGCCAGAAGCAGTAGACTGATCCTTAACCAACACTCGGTCTCCAACAGAAACCGCAACTCCATCAATCGTTTGAGTGCCAGACAATGTGATATTAGCCGTTGTAGCTACAACCACAGAGGCTTTAGCATCAATACCTTGGGCTAGTGCATCCACATAACCCTTGGTAGCCGCATCAGAATCGTTTGTGGGGCTTGCTAGACCAGTAATGGTTGCAGATGTACCACTATCCATGTCCAATGAGCCAGAGATGGTCACATTGTTGAACGTAGAAGTTCCAGTAGCGGCAGTTACGTTACCTGTCAGATTGCCAGTTACGTTACCAGTGACATTGCCCGTAACAGCACCAGTTACATTGCCTGTGACGTTACCAGTAACTGCACCTGTCAATGGGCCACTAAAGCCTGTATTTGCGGTGATATTCGTTCCAGTAATGGCGAGTGGAGATGAACCACCGATGACCGCACCATTGATTGTTCCTGCGCTAATAGCGGCAGAAGCAATCGTAGCGGCTGTGCTAACAGTAAGGTTGGTAAAAGTACCCGCTGCAGCAGTAGTTCCACCAATCACAGCACCATTTATCGTACCACCAGTAATTGTGGCAGAAGAGTTATCTGTCTTTGTTGCAACAGCAGTAGCAATATTATTGAACTCTGTATCAATCTCAGTACCCTTAACAATCTTTAATGGATTGCCAGGCGAGAGATTATCTTTGGTTGCAAAGTTAGTGGATTTTGAATAATTGCTCATATTTATCCTATCTTGCCTTCTTTGGCTTGAAGTTCAATTTTCTGAATTGACAACTGAGTGCCGTTAATGGTGGCTTCGTAACCAGTTTGTACAATTTTACCTGCACTTGAAGCATTACTTGTCAATGCTTTAATTGGTATACCGCTTGAGAAGTCTGCAATTGCATACTCTCCAACCCCATACTCGTAATAGCCTTGAGGTGGAATAAAGACGTTCTCTGATTGATAAGCGCCTGAGTAGTCAAAAGCCCACTTGATTGTGAGGAACTGATTAGAGCCACCAATAACAATGGCAGTAATAGACTTGAGAATGGAAATTTGATTAGGGTTTCCTAAGTCAGCATTGTTTGTGTAGTACAAGAATCGATAAGAAGAAGAATCATCAAGATAACCACCATACTTACCAATGTAGCCATTCTTTCCAATGTACAAGTCTCCATTACGCAACGATCTGAGTGCTGTTGGGGAAATATTGTCCCATTTAGTTACACGGGAAGAACCATCTTGTAGGTTTTGCTTTGTGTCGAAACAATAGACTTGCAAAGTAGCAGGTAAAACAAGTAGATAAAAGGCTTCTTTTTCTGAGTAAACAGACTTCAGATTAGCAAGAGTTTCACCCGCCAAAGATGATGCTAAGTCGAAACGAACATTCTTAGATAGGTCTCGCAAAGGAGCAGACTTTTCTTGAATAGTCCTCATCAAAGAGCGAACACCTGAGTCTGACAAGAAAACAACGTCAGAGCCAATGCTTTGAATCGTATCCCTTGCGATACATCCAATAGAACCTACTGTGTCACTCAGAACAAGAGATGCGGGTGTAGAAGCATTCGAGTAAACAAGAATCTGTTTCTTACCAAAGATGAACAAGAAATCATTGTGAGCTGCCAAGCCCATCACTTCATCAGCACCATTAGGCCATACACGGGAAACATCTAATGTTCCTGAAGTACCACCACCCCATACATGACCTGCAATCAGATCAGAAAAGGTAATAGTCACCTTATCAGAAGCAGTATTAGCCACCCACAAGCGACCAAAAGCAGAGATGGCAACATTGGCTTGAGGAACTGTAGCTACATAACCAGACTTCTCAGAAACTCTGCGATAAGTAGAAGTACTTACTGCGGGGTCATATATAAGTGGATCGTGACCAGTTTGGAAGAAGTATGCAATGCCATTTAAGGTTGCACATTGCCAATTACTTGCTGTGATAGTAGGAGCAGAGCCACCACCACCATAAGTCAACTCAGTAACAGCGTTAGCAGTACCAAGTTTAAATATCTTGTTGTTGCCAGCAAACAGAACAGTCAATGTTCCATCGTTTTGGACTAACTCATGGATAACGCCAACATCATTAGCGCCTAGATTGCCAGAGGAAGAGTTAACCCTCGACCAACCTTTTCTAGCACCAATACGACCATACTGATCCAAGATGCAGTTAGTTGCAACCAAAGCAAAACCAGACCCCAAATCGAGAGGCGAATCTTCAGTATTCAGGCCATAGAAGCCTGGTGCTGAGAGACTGTAACTTTGAAGTTGAGAAGCCATTAGACCGCCACAAAGTTGTCTTCAGGATAACGAGTTGACTCCAATGCAATCGCATCAGAGAGCATTCCTCTAAACAGAGCATAAGCCTCGGCAGAGTTTGTTCCACCATCTTCACCACGCTCAATCAAAGCACGAGCATACGCACTCTGAGTCACTAAATAGTCCAAGACCTTGACAGATGTGCCATCAGCAGACAAAGTAGCTTGTGGGATAGTCAGGTCAAACAACAGAGTAAAAGCACCAGAAGGAACAGGGAACAGGTCAACCTTTGTGTCGCCATTACCATCTACACCGCTAAAGCAGAACTCTGAAGGAATAGATTGTGAAGGTGTAGCAAGGTTTAGTTTGCGGTTCATGTCCACAAACTCAATATTGCGAAGACCAATCAAACTGGTTGTGTTCAGAGCATCATTGACACGGAACTTCTGTCCCGCACCTGTCAAAGCATAGGAACTTGTACCACTAGTAGTTGTTACTGTAATTGTTTGAGCAAGGCAATTCCAGTTGTAAGAGTCTTCAATCTGACGTTTAGCATCATTGACAAACTTGCCAATCAAAGAAGAATAGGTTGTTTCACCAACAGTAGTGACTGTGCTTTCACGCAAGCGAACTAACACATCGTTAACAAGTTCTAAGTAGGTCATGTTCGTTGCGCTCCCTGAACCTCAAATGTTGCAATAAAACTGAAGGAACTAGCCGCTTCAGTTGTAATTTGTAATTTATCGCCCTCTTCTAAAACGATATAAGCCTCACCATCAAATTGAAGGTATGTTTTTGAAGCTAACGTATATGAAGTAAGAATATCCAAGGTTGTTGCAGTGCTTGCGTCATACCATTGGACAGTAATGTGCTTTGTATTTCCACCAGTGTTATGGATATACATGACAGTAAATTTGGCGTAGTAACCCGTAGGAACTGTATAAACAGTTGTCAGCGTTGCGGCTGTTGGGTTAACTCCGACAGATACTGGTCTCACTTCATATTCCTCTTAGAGATCGCTTTAGCCTTAGCTTTAGCGTCTTCCTTGGACGTTGCGCCCCAAGCTCTAAGAGAAAGTAAAAGTCGGGTAGGCTTTCCATCT